CGGCGCCGAGCAGATTCCGGCAACGGAAATCCGGGCGATCGGCCGGTACACGTTCCCGGTGCCGCTACGGGGCAGCAACCTTCGCACTGACCGAGTGAAGCTCGTCGGTGTCTTCGGCTGGCCCGCGGTCCCGCAGGCCGTGAAACAGGCTGCGCTGATCCTGGCCGCGGACGCGCTGAAGCTCAAAGATGCGCCGTTCGGCGTTGCCGGCTACGGCGAATACGGGGTGGTCCGGGTGCGGTCCAACCCGCGGGCAATGGAGCTGCTGGCCCCCTACCGGCAATACCGGGTGGTGTGATGGCAGCCCCCGCGATCACCGACGTCATGACCGCGCTGGAAATGGCGCTGGAGGGCATTGCCGGGCTTCGAGTGGCGGACGTGGTGCCCGACCAGATGACACCCCCGGTCGCCTTCGTGGGCGTGCCCGAAATCGCCGAGTATCACTCCACGTTCGGACCCGGTTTTTTCACCCTGAGTCCGACGATCACCGTGCTCGTCTCGGCCGCTCTTGACCGCATCGGACAGCGCAAGCTCGCCAGCTACGCCGATCCGGCGAGTACCACCTCGATCCGGCGAGCAGTTGAAGCGGACATGACCCTCGGCGGAGTCGTCTCACAGGCGTGGGTGCAGGACTTCCGGCCGCTCGGCCTCGAAGAGGTCAACGCCATCGGGTACTACGGCGGAATTTTCACTGTGACCGTTGTCGCGCAAGGATCCTGAGGGGCGGCCGTGAGCACCTTCGCGTTGCTGAACGCATTCCTGTATTACGACGGCTGGGACGCTACCGGCGACTCCAAGAGCCTCAACCTCAACGCCACGGCCGCCGATCTGGACAAGACCAATTGGCGCTCCGGTGGGTGGATGGAATGCCAGCGGGGGGCCATCAAAGGACAGCTCACCTTTGACGGCTGGTGGAACGCCACCGGCACCACGCCAGCAGCCGTTGACGACACAGCCTTCACGGGGCACGGCTCGCAGCACGTCATCACGGCAGGGCTGACCGAAACGGAAACCTCGCCCGCCTGGATCATGCGCATGACCGAAGGGCAGTACCAGCAATTCGGCGACTACGGACAGATGATGCCGTTCTCGCTCGCGGCAACAAACTCCGATGGCGTGGGCGTCATCCGTGGCCAGCTCGCCGCCGCGAAGCAATCCAAGTCAGCAACCGGCGCCCTCGGCTCCGTCTGCCAGCTCGGCGCGCCCACCTCCACGCAGTACGTGTACGCGACGCTGCATGTCTTCTCGGCCGGTACCACCATCACGGTGCAGGTGCAGTCCGACGACAACTCCGGCATGACCACGCCCACCACGCGCGGGACATTCAGCGCGATCACAACCGCGGGCGGGACGTACCTCACGCGCGTTGCTGGCCCCTTCGTGGGCGAGCAGTACTGGCGTCTCAACATCTCGGCCATTACCGGCACGTTCAGCGTTGCCGGCGCAATCGCTGTCCAGTAACGGGGGTTTTCACAGTGGCAACGCTGGCACTGCTCAACATGTACCTGCTTCTCAACTCCGTGGACCTCTCCGACCATTGCCGGGGTATCACCCTGACGGCGGATTCCACGCAGCTCAACTCAGAGGCCTTCGGCGACTCGTGGGAAGAGGTCACCACCGGCCTGAAGTCCGGCACGCTCGCGTTCACCGTGCTCGATGATTTCGCGGCCGGCAGTGTCGACGCCACGATCTGGAGCGCCTTCAATACAGGTACGGCCGTGGCCTTCGAGGTGCGGCCGGTCAACAGCGCCCGATCGACCACCAACCCGGCATACACCGGGAACGTGCACCCGAGTCAGTACGTGCTCGGCGGAGACATCAACACGATGGGCAGTAAGCAGTTGAGCTGGAAGGTTTCCGGCGCGCTCACCCGCAACACGAGCTGACATGCAGATCCGGGTGACCGGCGGGCCCGAGCTCCGCCAGCTCGCGGCGAACCTCCGGCGCGCGTCGCACAACGTACGGCGTGAGCTGGCGGACAGCCTGAAAGAGCCGACCGAGGCCGTGAAGCGGGATATCAAGCACGGCATCGAAACGGCCTCGCTGGCGGGCCGGCGCACCGGACACCTACCCCGCTTCCGTGGCGTCATCCCATCGAAAGGTGTCCGGACGCCCACCTCCCGGGCCGTGGAGGCGAAGGTGTCCACCTCGGCCGCCAACCCGCGCGCCGAGGTCACCCTCAACGCCTCGCACGTGCCGGAACGGATCCGCGCGCTCGTGCCCTACTGGGGCGGGACAAAGAAGCGACTCCGGCACCCGATCATGGGGCGCAAGAGTCGCTGGGCTGGCCAGCACCTACCCGACGTATGGACCGGGGCGCTCAAGCCCCACATCAAGCAGTACCGCGATGAGGCGAGCCGAGCCCTCGGCCGCATCCGCGACATGATCGAAGGGAAATGATCGATGCGTATCCGTCTGTCCGAAAAGGACAGTGCTTCCCTCGGGTGCCCCGAAATCCTGGAGTGGCAGCCCACCCTGAGTCAGGTTGAGGCGGAGACCCTGCAAGAGGTCTTCGGCGTTGACCCTGAGGACTTCGACCGCTGGCGTGAGGGCAAACCAGCGGAGGTTGACGGCGACACGCGTTACCGCCGGAGCGCGCGCGTCTACCGCTTCGTCATGTGGTCAGCGCTACGGCGCGTAGGGATCAAGCTGGATCCACTCGGCTTCGACTTCGACCTTATGGGCCTGACGTTCTTCGGCGATCCCGAGCCGGAGGCCACGGAGCCCGAGGGAAAAGACCCATCCACCCCACCCGACACCTCCGCCACCTGAGGTACGCCTACATGCCCGCGATGATGCGGACATACCACCTCACCCCCGAGCAGATCGCGGAGATGCCCCACGAGCTGTGGCAGGCGTGCCGCGAGGACATCGACCGCATGAGGGGGTAACCCGTTGGCGACGGATCTCAAGCTCGGGGTAGAGATCGATGGCGCGGCAGCGTCCGAGCGGGACCTCAACCGAGTGGGGGACGCTGCCGAGAAGACCGGCCGGCGGTTTCTGCTCTTCGGCCGCTCGGCCAAAAAGGCAGCCTCCGACGTAGACGAGCTGGGCGATCAGGCGCGCCAGTCGGCACGCTCGATCGAAGCACTCGATCGCAAGCTCGATGGGCTTCGGCTGCACAGCCTCGGGCTGGCCCGCCAGATCGGCTCAACCGGTGGCGACAGCGGGATTTTCAAGGCGTTCCGGGACACGAAGCGGGAAATCTCCGGGCTCCAGGGTGTACGCCGTGAACTCGTCGGCATCACCGAAGAGGGCGGCAAGGCGGCAAGCACCTTCGCGCAGCTCTTCCAGGGCGGCGTAATCGACTTCCTGAGCAAGGCTGCCTCAACACCACACGGGGCCGCTCTGCTCGGTGCGGGTGCCCTTGCTGGCTCGGTGGCCGTGGGTGGCGTTGCGGGGGGCGCCACGCTTGCCGGAGCCGGGATCGGTGCCGTTGCCGGCGGCGTTGCCGGCGCCTATCTCAACGATCCAACGCGCGTGGGTGGGGCTGCGCAGGCCGAGGCCGCGAAGGTCAAGAATGCCTTTCTGGAGGCCACGGCCTCGTGGGTTGAGCCGACGATCAGCGCAATCCACACCATCGGCGCGGCTATCGGCACCATCCACTTTGACAAGATTTTCGCCGCTGCCGCCCGGTATATCGAGCCCCTTGCCTCGGCCGCGGGTCAGTTCGCGCAGAAGCTCGGTATGGGCATTGAGGCGCTGGTCACGAAGGCCGGTCCCGAAATCGAGGTGCTCCGGCAGGAAATCCCGGAGATCGGCGACGCGATTGTTACCGCCTTCGATGCCATCGGCTCGGGTAGCAAGGGTGGCGCTGACGCCCTGCGCGACATGCTGCACCTGATCGACGGAATCATTATCGGCACGGGCGTCTTCATCGGCGGCATGGAAGACGTCTACCACGCGATCAAGAGCGCCAACGATGCTACGCGGGATTGGGTTGTCCACTGGGGTCAGGCTGTCGATCCCGTGCTCGCCCTGCCGGCCGCCGCGAGCAAGCTCTTTGACACCAGCGACGAACGCGCCGATCGGCTCGCCTACCGATTCCGGCAGGCAGGCGATGCGTCCCTCGTGGCAGCCGATGACGGCACCCACGCGTGGCGCTCATTTTCGCAAGCCATGGATGACGCAAACGCTGCAGCGCAACGGCTTGAGAAGAGCTTCGAGGGCGTCTTCGGTGAGCTGATGTCGATCGATCAGGCGAACCTTGCGGTCAAGAAAGACTTCGCCGAACTGACCGCGAGCTTCCGCGAAAACGGCAAGTCGATCGACGAGAACTCTGACAAGGGCCGGGCTAACCGTGAGGTCATTCTGGCCACGATCGGGGACCTTGAGCGCCAGCGCGAGGCCGCGGTATCCGCGGGGGGCGGCACGGCGGAGGCGTACGCGAAGGCGAATGCCGCGTACCTCCAGCAGCTCCAGAATCTCCGCGCTCAGCTCAAGTCGCTCGGCGCCAACACGGATGCCGTGGACGCGCTGATCTCCAAGTACGAGAAGCTGGCCGAGCCGCTCACGAAGGTGATTACGGTCAAGGTCAAGCAAGTCGGAGCTTCGCTCTCTGGCGTGCTGTCCGGGGGCGACAACCGGCGGGACGTAGGGCAGGCCTACGCCTCCGGTACGAAGTCGGCGCGCGGGGGCTGGGCCCTCGTGGGTGAGCTCGGGCCGGAAATCGTGCGCCTGCCAGCCGGCTCCGAGGTGTACAACTCCCGCGATACCGCATCGATGCTCGCGCCCGGCCCGGTCGGGGGTAGCGCAATTGCCGCGGGCGGGACCGCCGTCATCAACCTTCCGCCCATGTCCCTGATCGAACAGGCATTCGCGGCCGTGTATCTCAAGCTGCGCGATACCGGCGTCATCCCAGCCTGAGAGGAGGCGTAGTCATGGCTTTCCCGGCTACGCCTCTGGATGCCGTGGTGGAACTGGCCCTCGGGGCGGATCTGACCCTCGCGTCCACGAGCTGGACTTGGACGGACGTTACCGCGTACGTGCTCGTGCAGGACGGAATTGTCATCACTCGCGGGCGGGGTGACCTGTACTCGGAAACCCCTCCGTCGAGCTGCCGGCTCCGCGTGGACAACACGGACGGCCGTTGGTGTCGCACCAACCCGGTCGGTGCGTGGTACGGCCGGCTCGCCAAGAGCACGCCGCTCCGCGTACGGCTCAATGCCGGGGGCGGGTATGTCACCCGCTTCACGGGCTTCATTGACGAGCTCCCGCCCCGGTGGGATAAGAGCGGCAATTGGGCGACCGTCCCGATTACGGCCTCTGGCGTCCTGCGCCGGATCAGCCGCGGGGGCGTGCTGCGCTCGGCGATCTACCGGGCCCACACGAACGGCTACTACAGCTCGGGCAAGGCTCTCGCCTACTGGCCAATGGAAGACGCCTCCGGCGCGCTGAGCTTCGCCAGCGCTACCGGCGGAACGCCGATGCTCTACACCGATGTAACCCTCGCATCCGACAGCACGATCGTCGGCTCCGATCCACTTCCGGTCATCGGGGCAACCGCGGCCGTTGCCGGCAACGTACCCGCATATACGGCCGCAACCTCGTGGGCTGTCCGGTGGGTCATCAAAATACCCTCGGCGCCGGCAACCGCGATTTCGCTCGCCCGGTGGTACACGGGCGGCAGCTACAACACATGGCAGCTCGTACTAACGCCCTCCGGCGGGACCGACACGGTCAAGCTGGAGGCCTACGATTCCTCACTCGTCGAGCACCTCGGCGCAAGCTCGTCGAACTTCACCGACGCGTCCGGAACTGAGCTGTACGCCCGGCAGCTCTACATCGAGGTCAACGGCACGCAAAACGGCAGCAACATCGATTGGGATTACACGATCTGGCACAGCTCCGGCAGCGTGACCGGGAGCGGATCGGTTGCCGCAACGATCGGCAACGTGTACTCGATGGGCATGGGTGGTGGATGGGGCGCCATCAACGCTGCCGGTATCGTGCTCGGCCATTTCGCCGTGGCTTCGGATGTCAACTTCGGTGCAGCCAACTACGGCCCGGTCGGCTTCGCGGGCGAGACGACCCACGCGCGTTTCGTGCGGCTGCTCGCGGAAGAGAATATCCAGGCGGACGCCTCACTGAACCTGTCGACCCTGATGGGTGCGCAGCCCACACAGTCGCTGGAGGAGCACCTCCACGAAATCGCCAACACTGAGCAGATGCCGTTGTTTGAGTCGCTGCTCGGCGCCGTGGCGCTAGACGGCCGAGAAGACCGTTACAACGCCAGCGCAACCCTGACGCTGGACTTCGACGCGTCGCAAATCGGCACGGCACCGGAGCCGGCAGACGACGATCGGTATCTGCACAACTCCGTGACGGTTTCGCGGCGGGGTGGTAGTTCGGCGACGGCGATCCAGACCACCGGCCCGAACAACATTACCGCCGTAGGGATCTACCCGGAATCGCTCACGGTCAACCCGCAGAGCGATACGGACCTCGCGCAGTATGCGGGCTGGCGTCGGCACATTGGCACGGTGGACGAGCTGCGCTGGCCCGTCGTCACCATGAATTTCGCGAAGGCCACGACCAAACAG